CCTAGTGCTGCCAATCCTGCTGCAGTCCCTTCAACACTTTGATCTTGCTTTTTACCCATTAAAGCATCCATGACTTTAGGGTCTAAATGATTTAGCTCTGGATAAAGTTGTTTAAGTTCTGCCATAAGACTCTTTCTTTCTTGTACCGGAATACCCATTAATACAGATGCAATTAATGCTGCAGGTAAAGTTCCTGATGTTGAAGTTGATCCAGTAGATGGTGTACCACCTCCACTTGTGGTTGTTCCTGATGTTTTAGTAGTAGATGTGCTTGATGATGACGATGATGAACTAGTCGTACTAGTTGTTGATGTTGTACTGGTTGTTGATGTTGTACTAGTAGTACCGGTTTTTCCTGTAGTGCTAGTTTCACCTGTTGTACCAGTAGTGCCTGTTGTACCAGTAGTGCCTGTTGTACCAGTCCCGTCTGTTGTTCCAGTAGTTCCAGTAGTCCCTGTTGTGCCGGTCTTACCCGTAGTACTCGTAGTACCCGTAGTACCTGTAGTCCCAGTAGTACTAGTTGTAGAGGTAGTCCCAGTTACAGAAGTTACTCCTGTCCCACCGGTTGTACTAGTTGTTCCGGTCGTAGAAGTTGCTGCAGGATTACCTGATGTAGATGTTGTTGATGTATTGCCTGTTGTAGAAGTAACACTTGTCGCACCTGTGGTTGAAGTTGTAGCAACAGTACTTGATGTGGCAGTATTTGCAAGTGTGCTTGTAGTGTTCTTTAAAAATGCACTTACATTATTTACTGATGTATGCATCATTGCGGCAATATCAGCTGCTGTTAGATCATTAGTATTTGCATAGTCAACAATCTTTTGTGCTTGTTGCTGTGTGTTTAATGTGTTGTCATCTAAAATTGTACTAATTGAATCAGCAATATCAGATGTAGTTGCTGTAACAGGCTCACTTGTAGTTGTTGCTGTAATAGGCTCACTTGTAGTTGTTGCTGTAACAGGCTCACTTGTAGTTGTTGCTGTAACAGGCTCACTTGTAGTTGTTGCTGTAATAGGCTCACTTGTAGTTGTTGCTGTGGTTTGTGTAGAAGTAGAACCAACAGTTGATGTAGTATTAAAGTCAGGCAGCTTTGATGATGCACCGACAATTACTTTTTCACCTGTTGCACTGTCGTAACTATAGCCATATGTAGTTTTGCCTGTTGAAAGATCATAGTTCATTGTGTACTCATAAGGTACACCACTTGAATTTGTCCCATTAATAGTTGCTTTGTACACAGGATAGCCTGCATCTGAATTATCAACAGAATAGTTTGTTACTTTTTCACCTGAATTAACAGGTTGCATTGAAGTAAAAATTGCAGCATCTTTAGGGTTAGTTGCTGATAATTGTGCAAATGTAGGTTGTGTTTTTGATGTTGATGATGCAGCTGCTGGTGTACCTGTAGTTCCTAATGAAATACCAAGTATTTGTTTAATGCTATCCATCATACCTGTTTGCATCATGCCGTCAATGCTAATAGGTTGACCACTTGCAATAGCCGCTTTTGCATCAGCCACACTAATTTGCTGACCATTAGGCAAAATAAGCTGATCACCATAAATTCCTGGTGTCATGTCACCTGTTGTGCCTGCAGACTTAATATTAAATGGTGTGCCACTTGTGTCTGTTGTTTGATCAGTACTTACTTTTGTTGCTTGTGTACCAGTAGTTGCTGATGTTGCATCAGTTCCAGTTGATGTTGTGTCTGTGCCACTTGTGCCTTTAATAGCAGTACCTGCAGCAGTACCTGCTGACCCTGCAAGTGATGCAATAATCGCGTTATTAACAGCCGCTGAACTACCACCGTTTAATGCTGAAGTTGCAGCTGCATTTGTGACAGAACTAGTTGCTTTTGCAATTTGTGAAAGTGTACTTGGTGAGAACTGATTTTTAAAATTATCAGTAATTTGATTAGCCGCAGTTGTACCTAATCCGTTTGCAATTAATCCATTTGTAAAAGCTGTTAAAACTTTTGTGCTATCACCCCCAGTGGCAGCAGTACTAACAGCTCTTGTAAATGAATTAGCAATAATATTACTGACTTGAGTAGGCGTATAAATACCATTAATTGACTTAGAAATGTCTGTAGTATTCACTACACTATTAACTAAGTTGGTTGCATTGGCTCCAACACCTCCTGTGATTGCACCATTTAGTGCGCCTTTGGTAATATCCGTCCCGTTAATAGCAGCAAACAAAGCACCCGTAGATGCCCCTAGTGTTGCACCACCAACAGTAAGAGCCGCTGTACTAGCAGCATCGGCAGTCCCAAGAATAGATGCGCCTAGCTCACCTGCACCTGGAAGTAGCATGTTAAGACCAACAGACACTGCAACTGAGCCCAATGGCCCTAGAGCTGTAATTGGGCTTAAAAATTGACCAAGTACACTACCGCTAGACCCTTTGGTCCACATGTAGTTGTTGTTAATGTTGTCAATAGGCGAAACATTTCCATTAGCATCAGCCGCAAATGCAATTGTGTCTGTACCACCACGGGTTGGATTACCTGTCACATAAGTATAGACACCCGGTGTGTTTGTAGGAGATACTTGTACACCATTTAAAGTATAAATTGTACTTCCTGTATCCGGATCAGTTGAGGTCTGTAGCTTTCCGCCTTGCTGAATAGCAGGTATTACAGTACTTAATTGTGAATTTTGAGCTATTAACTGCTGTGTTGATAGATAATTTTCTCTTGCGGTTTTACTGTCAACACCTGTAATAGCAGCGGCTTGATCTGTTGTAAGACCAAAAGTAGAAATTGCCTGACCAATTTGTGCATTTGATGCATTAGGGTTTGCAGCTAACCATGCCTTAAAAGAATCAGTATTTGTTGCGGTAAGATCACTTGATGTGCTTGTTGTTCCTGATGTCCCAGTAGTACTTAGTGTACTAGTAGCACTTGTAGTGCCTGTAACAGCTGTTGTGCCACTTGTAGTATCCAGTGAACTAGCTACAATATTTGCAACAGGTGTTAACTGACCTGATGTGCCTGTATTTGTTGTATATAGGTTACCATTGACATCTGTTGTTTGTGAGTTGTACGTATCAACATTCGCCATGTTTCCGACCGTACTTGATCCCCCTGTTGCAGGTAAAACGCCTGTTCCTGTTGATCCAGTATCTGTGCCTGATCCAGTAGCTGGTAAAGCACCTGTTGTAGTGGAAGGGGCTAAATAATATGAACCAGAAGGGTTAACTGTGTTGTACACAGACTGAACAGCCCCAACATCATATCCAGTGGCTGCTGCAAGCTGAGCAGGCGTTACACCATATTGATCCATTGCCGACGCAATAGTGGCTTCTGCTTGTGCATTTAATCCTCCAGCATTCTGGATAGTATTTTTGACAAATGTTGAAATGTCTGATGATGAAGGAGTTGCGGTTGTTGTCATTGTGGATTAATGCTCATAATGCCAACCAAAGTCTGTGCCCACTCTTGCCAAGTAGCAAACCCTCTTTGATCAGGAACTGCTGAATTTACAAAATAGCCAATACCTTGCATACCATCTGCCCAAAGACGCCATTGGTCTTCAGGCACAGTCCCTAATTGATTAGGCGCAAACAGCTCTGCCATATGAGAGCACCATTTCGCCCATGTTAACCCTCTAGGATCATAAACTACCATTATGGGTTACCTGTTCCTCTTTCGTCGCCAATATCTGCACTTAGCAAGATATTACCCATTTCATAGTCACCATTAAATGTATTGCTCTCAAACTTAAGACGCATCTCACGCCTTTGTTCTCGCATGTCTATTTTTAATGTGTCTTGATCAAAAACATAAGGTCCTGTAGTGACATCAGTGTCATCAGCATATCCACGACCGGTTACATAAAGATTCATAGAACCTACTTGTTTAAAGTCAGGTTCAACTCTTTCAAGCCTAATCCATTTATTGTCACCTGAAATTTGACGAACTCCTGGGCCTCCTGCAACCCATCCAAGGTTATTCGTTTCAATAGTGCTTTGGACTGCATCAACGCTGGTCAAGTAGACGCTATCTTTACCTTTTTCTTGTTGCCATAATGTATATGTACCTGAAGTACTAGGTTCCCAGCCTGCCCATATAGGATAGCGAAACACTTCAGAGAACAATCCTGCTGATCGTCTAGCCCCTAAAGCTTGACCTGCATCATACCAGACCTGTTCTCTTACGTTATACACAATTGCATCAGTGCATTCAGTAGCATTCCCTCTTGGATAGAACCACCAAATTTCGCCCCAACGAGGAATTTTTGTACACCAGACTTTTTGGCGTTCATAGTAGTTAAGATTATCATAAAACCAGTTTAAGTTTGTTTGGTTAGGCACTTCTTGGACAACACCGTTATATGCCAAGAATCTATCTACACCTGCCCAATAATAAATACCGTCATATTCAATCACAGACTGTGATGACAAAATAGATGATTGACTACTAATAATGTCATAGCGCCAATAAATTGTTGATGTTCCAACATTTTGTGGTGCATAAGACACACGAATCAATGAATCTAAAGACCAAAATAACCCTGAAGGCGATGTTGTACCACCACGCACAGGCATACCTTTCACAATCTTTGTGGCTGTTGGGTTTGCTGCATTTGCATCAGTAGCTACCCAATTTTGAAAGTTACCTGCAGATGAATTCTGAATTAATCCATTGTTTCCATACACAAATAGGTATGGATAGATCATACAGCATCCGCCGGATACTGAAATATTGTTATTAAAAGTAACTGTGACACCTGAACTGGTTGTCATTGAGTTTGATACAGTTACTGTAGTCTGTGGTGATGGTGATGTAACTACAGTCACACCAGTGACAGTAGTATTTGCAGGAATACCTGAACCTGAGACTGTTTGACCTACACCAATTAAATAATTGGTTGCTGCAATTGTAATTGTTGTGCTTGATAAATTACCAACTGCAGTAAATACACCAACTTGTGACATTGACCCATACGGAAAATTGCCAATCAGCACAGGCGTGTTGACTAAACTATCGATATTAGCTAAGTTTTGACCAGGATGACCCATAACAGTCAATGCGCCTGATCCATATGAATCATATGAAATATCCCACTGCCAAAGATTATTTGCATTGGCAGTAAAATTGCTTAATGACACATAAGTAGGTCCTGAGCCTGTGGCGTCGTCATCATCGGTTTGCCATGCAGACACATAACTTTGTGATCCTGAGTATACATAGTTAATGCCTGATTGTGACTGCATAATCATGCCACGAGACACTTCCAATGAATTCAAGAACATGGCATTATAGCCACCCATCTTTCTTGGTCTGCCACGCTGAAATCTAGTCCATACACCATCAACATAGCGAGGAGCGTCAAACTGTGTACCATCACGCTGAATACCCGGCTGTATTGCTAATGATATAACTTTGGCGGTCATTAGAATGTGCCTCCAGATATGCCATTTAGTACTGTCAAACCGCTTGAGCTAAAGTATGCAGCTTCTGCATTACCTACAACAATTCCAAGCTGGCCGGATGCAGGTAAATACAAACCTGTGTTTAAGTCGCCAGTAAACTTCAATGAAGGAACCGATGTAGAGCCATTTCCAAGAGTCAATGATGTAATACTACTTGATGATCCTGATGCTGCATTATAGACATTATTTCCGTCACAAATAAGCACTAATGATGTTCCTTGAGGGACTATTACTGAAGCAGTCCCTGATACAGCTGTTTTAACTGTTAATGTGAATGAGTTTGTTGTATTGTTTGTGACTGTGTATAACTGAACTGTAGAAGGGACAATAATGATTTGATTAGATATAAGAGCACCTGAGTACTCTTGAATTGTATTTGCAGCTTGTGCTGATGTTAATGTAGTCGTTCCGCCTGTGACTAATAATGCCAATTGTGTATATGCAAACTGATTTGATCTACCATAACCAAATGTGTTCCAACCTGAACCGGTTGAAACAAGCACCAATGACTCAGTTAATTGCAACTGTTGATTAGCATTCCCATTAATTGTATCTGTTCCAACAGGCGTCAGTGTTAAGATTCCTGTTCCGTAGTTTGCAATATTCACAAACCAGTTTGCACCAACTGCCGATGACGAAGGAAGTGTAAGTACACCTGCACCACCTTCCCATATTGCAAATGCTGCTTGATTTGCAGCAGACAAAGATGAGTTTGTGAAATAAGTAGTGACAGGGTATGACTGATTTAATGTATTTGCAATTGCATTTAGTCCATAACCTGCTAATGTACCGGCATTTGCAGCTGACGTGCCTGTTCCAAATGTAAATGCATCCCATGTACCATTATTTGTTGTGTTATCAGTTAAATAAATATACTCAACAGCACCTGCAGCAATATTACAAATTGTGAGCGTACCGTCATTAACTTTAACTGAAAATGGATATGAACCGATGTTGTTAATTAGTACATCTTGCCCATTTGATACTTGATAAGCCGGCGGCATTAGCAATGAAAACCCATTGCCTGTTGCACTTACATTCATAATCTGTGCGGCAACTGGTACATTCCCACCTAGACCATTAATGGACCAAGAAAGAGATGTGTTGGCAGAGATTGTAAGAGCTTCAAAACCAACCGATGACGGTTGAATAGTCTGACCAGTAAACGGATTGGTGTATGCTGTCATGATTAAGAATCCTGTGCAATAGATTGACGATCACCCAATCGAAGCAAATCCTCTGCTCTTAATGCATCCATTGCTTCTTTATATTTCTCTTGAAATATTTGTCTTTGATCATTCTTTAAAAACGGCATTGCTTGTAAGAGTGTACCATACAGCATTGCATTTGGCGCATTTTGTGTTAGCCAATTAGTCTGGTTATCAGAAGACAAAGGCTGTATGCGCTCATAGTATAGAACTTCAAATGTATAGTTCTGATCAGGCGTAGGAGCCACAATCCAGTGTTGATAGTCATAATCGCCATAATAAATCGGTGTTGCCTGAGCTGTTGCACTGGATGCATATGATCGAATATACTCATACTTTCTTAAATACACCGGCTGTATGGTCGTTCCATTGGTTAAGTTAAAAGAAACTGTTTTGCGCCATCTAGCAGGTTTGGCAATGACTGCATTTCCTGCTTGCATTACAGACTCAACAACCTGTTGTTGTCCTAAAGTTTTAATCTGCTGTGCAATCTCAAATTCACACAGAGTAATGAATGTTGGGATTTGTGCTATAGTTGCCGCATCACTACGCTCTAAATATTGTAAGACCGTAGAGGTGAGATTGTCATATGTCAGAGCAAATGAAGCGGTCATGATTATCCCTGATTGCTAATGAGATGATTATAAATGGATTATGACAGAACCGCAAAAGCTTTGCTTGTCAATTGTTTTCTGTCCTCAAGACCGATCAATCCTCCATTTACAACTTTGCATAGTCCTTCTTCATTACCTGACTCAGCCAGTCGATTACATGCGTGAGTTGACCAAAACCAGCCTGCACTCATGACTGCCCACATTGGCGTTGCGACTAGATCTGGGTTTCTTACAAAATCCTGACCCAAGGCTTGCCCACAATGCCAATAATTGTCGTGGAGTGTAAGCTGAATGCATCCTCTACCTCTGTACAACCACCCATCCCCGCTGGCTTCATTTCTGTTGCCGCCTCGGTTAGCATAGATTCTGTTGGCAATCTTTTCTGGCTTGTGAGCAAAGAGGGCGTATTCATCTGGCTTAAAGTGGGTATGGAATAGAGCTTGAAGGGTTTCTGCTCTATAGTTAAGATTTTCTGAAAGGACTTTGAAGTGGTTGCACTCGTGTGAAAGCTGTCCGAT